GCGGCCTCGAGCGCGTGAATATATACCGATAACTTTTGCTTATCATTTGTCGCCACCTATTAGCTGCACTTATCAATCCCTCAAAACTTCCCCAAACTCATAACGATTTCGCCTTAAGACCCCTCGGACAGCCATTTATTGCGACTGAGAATCATTATCAAGGCGGATTAAAGGCCCCCCAGGGGGTAACGGGCCGGGGCGTTAACGCTAACTAGTGCTCAAAAATCTGAAGCAAAAACCTTTCACCCCTTTCAAAAATAAAAAAGAGGACCCCTTAGGACCCTCTAAAACTCTCCCTATCGGGAACATTTAGTATTGCTAAAACCTTTTAGAACTTTTTAACACCGCTCGGGATTATTTCTTAGACCGGTTATACTCTTTAGACACAACCCGAAGGTTCTTACGCCCGTTGTTTTTGGGATTACCGTCCTTATGGTCTACGTCCTTGCCTTTGAGGTTGTAACCAGCCTTAGCGAGCTTCCTACGAGCCTTATTACGGCTACTACGGTTCTCCCGCTGTTCTGGCGATGAGTGGTAGTTGTCGTATTCCTTACGGTAGTTTCTAGCCACGGCTACAGCCAAGTAAGAGCTTTACCAATAGTAGGTAATTCTTTACAAAAGATCTCTTTTGCTTGTTGAGCAATAACCATGTGTTCCATCTGAGTCCCGTTTTGAGACCTTAGATCGATGTAGTGAATCCAACTACGGATAGAACCAGCCATATACATTTTGGTTGGAGTAGCTAGGGGAAGGATGTCTCTAGCTGTTTCTTTAGCTATACCGTTAGAAACCATTTCTCGATACAGGTCTGTTGATTCTTCAAACAGCTGTTTAATCCTTCTGTAGTACAGCTGAGTCTTTTCAGAGTTGAGATCATCAATAGAGTTTTGTCTGTTTTTCAGGTCTTGTCTTCTGAGGTGAGGAACATAGGGATATCCAAGTTCTTTGACATCTGCATATCGCTGAGAGAACTCTTGAAACGAGAACGATCTGTGTCTCAGGATTTGTGCAGCAATAGATCTTGTGGTGTTGATCTCCAGGACCATATGACACATCTCAAAAGGAGACCAGTGTTTATGGGTAATTAGGTAGTTAATTAAACGTTCGTTGTTGTTATTACTTTCTTGATTACTAGGATTACTAACCCTAGCCATGTAAACAATGAGTTCTTCTGCCTTTGGAGTAACCGTAACTAGTTCAACAGTACTCATGGTTTTTAGAGGCTTTTAAAGAGGCACTTAAAGATAGCAGCAGAAGAACCTCTTTAAAACCCTTTTTAAACCTTCTCTTAAAACGATAACAAACGTTATCAATAAGACAACAGTAAAAGACCCTTTTTAAAAGAGCTCTTTAAATACTTTTAAATACACTCTAAGCACGGCTGTCAAGAGCGTAAGTCGTTGAGGGGTCCAGTTTTAGAGGTGGCTGTTCTTGACGTAAGCACTTAGAGGGGTGGTTAACCTCTGGCTGTTCTTGGCGTAAGACCCACCGTGTGGATTGGACCAAACAGAGAGAAATTTCAGATCCACCTAGAGCTTGACCGCAAGGTGTATTGGAACTTGGTGATTGAAGCAGCAACCAAGGAACAACACCCCGAGGAGTTCCTAGAGGCGTATCTCAAAACAATGTGGAACTCTGGTGAGCCTTTAATGTCCTGAGAGGCCCCTAGAAGCCCCAGGAAGGCCCCTCTAATCCCTTTTAGGTACTCTGACCCCTAAAAGGTTTTTCAGGGGCCTTCTAGGCGATTCTGAGTGGACTTACGAATCGAGCCAGTTACAACCGCCTATGGATGCCATAGAGGCTTTTTGAAGGTCTTCAAGGCTTGTTGCGTATCCAATGGCATCAATAGAGAGGCCACCATCGCCTTGGATAAACTTTCGTTCCAGTTCCCACTGTTCAGCCAAACGAGCGTCCATAGCTTGCTTTTCCGTTTGAGCCATGGACTCCGTAAAGTACTGCACAGCCATTGCCAAAGCGTCTAAGCGGTCGTCATGCCGGATACTGTTCTTCTCCTTAGTAATACGGGTGAGCTGGAAGAAGAGCTGGTATTGGGAACGAGTTTCGCTTGGATAGCACTCAGTGGAGGCAAGGTCTTGAGTGACTACGTCCGTGTCAACCATCAACCGGTGTTGATTAAGGACAGGCTCAAGGGTGTCAATAATCCTGACTTCCTTTTGTTTTGTGTGTCGGACCTCTTCAATAGAGCAGGGGTAAATCACGCCAAGGTAGCGTTTGAGAAGCTCCGAGAACATCCCGAGGCCGAGGTTGCTTTCGACCAATATTTGTTTGACCTTGAACTCTTTAGCGATAAGAGACAGCTTTTTCAGATTCGGTTCGCTGTAACCGCCTCGAAGTCCACCGCTAGCGAGAAGGAAGAGGTTACCGTTCAAGTAGGCGACTACTGCGTAACCGAGCTCGTCAGAGCCGCGTCCAGAGGGGTCAACACTCATGACAACCCCGGTGTAATCCAGAAACTCAGAGCCAATCTGGGCAGGCTTGTAGAACAGATCGCCGTGAAGACCAACAGAAGGAAGGTCTAGGGCTTTATCGCCGTTAGCCATCCACACGACCTTATCTGGGCCTTTCTCGCGGTTTAGGCGGAACACACAAAGGTCTTTGAGCTTGAGGGGAAATCGCTCCTCGTCGCTTAGGGAGATGTCGAGGAGGAACTGGAGGTTGAACGTTGAACGTCCAATAGAAAGCTGTCGAGCTTCTAGTTCTTCCCAATCAAAACGTTTAGGGTCTACAGGATGTCCAGCAAGGCTTTTGTCTTCTTCTAGATCTGTAAGGATCTTGGGTGCTAAGCGGTCTCCGTAGTAGTTCTTAAGCTTCTTTGCAGTGGGGTATAAAGCAGGCCAGATCCGGCAGGAGTAACCAGCTAGCTCAAGCTTTGCGTAAATACTGTCTTGGGTGTGAGGGGTTCCAAGGAACACGATCTCACCACCAGGCTTGATCACCGAGTCAAACTCTTTAATCGACTCCCGTAGCTTGTCTCGGATCAGTTGGGTTTCACAGGACTGGGGTGTTTCAACGTCATCAGCAACGATGAGATCAGCACGGCTTCCAGTGATTTGACCGAAGATACCGCTTGATCGGACGCTGGGGCTTTGGTCTGGTTTTGCACCGTAGACATCAAACGCAACCTTGCTAAACCGCTGGGTATCGCTTGGAAATAGATCTTTGACCATGAACCAGTTCCGAAGCAGGTCATGGCAAAACACACTGAACGCATCTGCACGGTCTTGAGCTGCAGAGATCACCAGCACCTTAGTGTCTGGGTTTCTCCGTAGCCTCCACAGGACGTAACCAGCTGTCAGGAAGCTTTTACCGCAGCCCCTGTACGCCATGATGATCCGCCTGTCAGGACCGTTCTGCAGGTAGTCAGCAAGTTGATACTGAACCGGTGTGGGGCTTGGTAGACGAAGGTAGTGCCAAAGGTGAGTAGCAAAAACAGGAAAACTTTCTACAGCTTCCTGGATAAGCTTTTCTGTTTGTTTATTCGGCCTTGGCATCGTGAGCCCATTTAAATACTTGGCTCAGGTTATTCTGCAGGATCAAATTCATTCTTGTTAACTCAAGCGTCATTTTCTCCAGGTCTTCCCTAGAGGCGTTTGGAATCTCTCGCCGTATCCTCTCTACCCTTAGGGATTGCTCTAAGGAGAGATTGAGATTGGGCATAGGAGGCAATTCATCCATTGTTCGATGACAAACTCACGCTCCTCACAATAGTCAGGACGGCTTTTAAACCACATTCTCCAGTTATTACTTCCTTTTTCGTGGTTACAACGGCTGCAAGCGGGAACAATGTTAGTGGCTAGATCCTCTCCCCCTTTGGTTTTGGGGTGGATGTGATCAAGAGTCAGCTTTTCACTTTTAGTGCCGCAGTAGGCACATTTACAACCGAACGCATCTTTGATTGATTGTCTCCACTGCTTGACTGCTTCTCGTCGCTGTAGCGCTTGGAGGTTAGCCATAGCTGCATCTGGCGTTAAATACACAAAACCCCCAGATGGCGAGTGAATCACCATACTGGGGGCCTTGGTTGGTACATATAGGGTTTGTGTCCCTATGCACCAATATAGCTTCTAACCTTTTTGATATCTACCTCTGGGAGTGCAGAAATCATCTCGGAGATAGCGCTAACGTCACCACCGTTAAGGGCAGTAATACCTTGATCCTTGAGGAACTTAATAGCGTTAGCAAGGTCAGAAGCTTTTACGTCATCACGATTCAGTTGATCAATCAGTTTCGTAGCCACCAAACGGTGTAGCGAATACAGATCGTCTTCTGATGCGAGACCTTCTGTCTTATTTAGAGACTTTTTTGGAGAAGCTGCCATACAAAACACGGAACGCCTTCAACCCCAATTGTACGAGGCTGTTTTCTTTAAGTTTGGATGCACCAACCAGTTCAGACAGAACAAAAGCTAGTGACCACAATGCTGCTTGCACAGCGGGATCAGTAAAGTCCATGGAAATTAGGACGGGTTCTCAATCAAAATAGCCCACCCAGAACCTGGACCTTCTACTTCCCACCTTTTGTTCCAATTTTTCTGGCTATAAACCACCTCTTTACCTTTGCTGTGATTGGTATAGCCTCCACGGACCATATCGGCTTCACCATTAGGGTCGTGATGTATCCAAGCACCGGTTTGATACCCAATAACAACAGAGTAGTGTCCGCCCCCGCTAGGAGCCCCTACAGGGCCTTTGTGTAGCCAACCGACTACAACAGGCCTACCCGCGTCTAACTCGCGTCTGAGGAGCTCTGGGGAGCCGTTCTGAATGAATTTAGCGCGTAGTCCAAGGTACTCAAGGGTGTCAAGCTGAGCTTGGCTGTTTGTTGAGTCTCCGTAGCGCTTTCTAATCCGGTTGTATTCGTCGTCGTTCTTTACTTTGCCGTAGTACCTAGCTACCATGGCGCAGCTAGAGCTAAAGCACTCACGCCAGCCAGTACCACTTGCGTTATCAAGTTGATATTCATACGGGACTTTGAGAAGTACTCCGTGTTGATTATTAGGAAGAGTATTTTTAGGTCCTGACCGCCAAAGATCAGAAAACTTTGCCAAGATCCCTTCAGGAATATGATCCTGCAAGAAATCAAGAGCAAAGTTTTGGTGATCCTGGTTGTTGTAGTACTTAGCTACGTCACGAAGGGAAATTTCGTCCATTGATCAGGATCCGATCGAGCTTTGCATCAATATGCTGAACCTGCTGATCAATCCTGTCAATCATCGGCATCAGGTCGTCCTTTCGAACAAAATCTCGATGCACAGTAATTTCAACAGTGTCAATACGGTGGTCAAGATCTCCTAGCTTGCGAGTAGACCAAGCAAAGATACCGCCTCCCACAGAAGCAGCACCAAGAACTAGGGAAAGGACGAATGCTGGGTCCATTAGATTTTGTATTTTTGGCCTACTTTTCTAGCCCGCTCTTTTAAACGAGCACCCGCAGGAGTTTGAGTAAACCTTTCCCAAGCTCGTTTAGATACTGCATCAGGTTCCTGAGGAGGATCTATTTCAATTGGACGGATCTCAAAACTAGGACTACCAGCAATTTTGGTGCCTTTGTCCTTCTTCATTCCGTAGCCGCTTTTGCTTTTCATTTCTTGGGAACGCAATTGGGAACGGGTTTACCGCCTTTCTTCTTCATACCAACCATTTCGTAACCCTTCCAGCAGGGTCCTTTCTTCTTGTCAGCCATTAGCGTTCTCCTTTCATTTTGGTGTTGTAGGTCCGACCACGCCAAGTAAATGACTTTTCGCCAGCACCCCGAGCTTTAGAAAACGCTTGGTCAAAAGACTGAGCACGAGTCATACCCTCTTGAGGATTTTTAGGACCTTGTTGAGGTTTATAGTCACCACGCTTCCGAGCTTCAGTCAAAGTACCACCAGCCGTAGGGCGAGGTTTAGAAACCTCATAAGCAGCTGCTGCAGGGCCGAAACGACGCAAAGAACTCATGACGTTCATCACATCACTAAGGATGCTCAAACCGGAACCCTGAGGGCTTCTAGCAGCTCCTGAAGGGGTCACAGTACCCGGCATATTGGCCCGAGGAAGCCGAGCCGTTTGAGTGGGACGAGAGCGACCACTAGGAGTCCTAGTACGTCCACCTCGTTGAGTAGCTCCTTGGCCTTCAGGAGCGTAGCGACCCGCGTTACTACGAGTTTGGCCTCCGCGTTTGATGGGCATTGGTTTACTTAGTTTTATAACCTTTTTTCATCTTGCCATCTTTTGAGCTGTTGTGTTTGGCAAGTTGCTGAGCTACTTCTGGTTTCTTAGCGTAGAGGTACTTACGCTGTTGTTCGGAGGCGAACGGCATGGGACCTTTAAAACTGTTCTTTACCCAGCTTATTGAATACTTTCTTAATTGGATTATTGATGAGTGGAGAACCGCAAAAACAACTGCAAATTTAAATGAAGAAATACGCAAATACAAAGAAACGACTGAAGAGTTATACCCTCAGCCGCAAATAGAAATTAAGGAAAATGGCGTTTTTGGAGAGAAGGGTTGGTATATCGAAATCTCCAACCCAGCGTTCAGCGACCCTGACCTCGATAAGCCTTCTGACCCCGTTTAGGCTTGCTGTTCTTGCTAGACCCTTGGGTAGTCTGCTTCGGCTTAGGGGGTAGTTTGACGGGCTTACCGTTAAGAGTCTTTCTTACCACGGCACTCCAGAGGCTTTAGTAGGTGCAAGCTTCTCGTCAATCTGTGCGTCAAGAGCTGCGTCAATTTCAGTGACCTTTTCGTCACCACCAAGCTTTTCTTTGACCCAACCAATTACAGTGTTTTCGTCGAGATCGGGATACGGAATCATCGAAGCAGGATCAGGAGCTTCCAGTCCAACAGAACCATAAGCACCAGCTTGCTCACCATCCTTATAGCGAGTCACGGTGTAATGAACAGTAAAAACTGCGCCGTCCGAAACGTTGCGCTCCATACTGGCAACTTTCCAAGTAGTAAAAGGAAAGTCAATTCCGGGAGTAGTCATAGGTGAAACTTGTTTCTGAATTAGTTTAAAAGGTTTGCAACCAATTGGAAATGGCCGGTTGCCCGCCTAGTGAGTAGAACTACTAGGCAATGCCAGCATCATTTAGACGCTGCTCAAGGGTTTCGATGCGCTCCATTGCTTCCTGTAGCGCCTTGACTGCCTTCATGTAGAGCACCGAATAGTTGACGCTCTTGGTGACGGTGCCGAGGTCGTTGCCGTCTTCGTCGCGATCAGGAGATTCGCTGACAAGACCAGGGGAGACGAGTTCAACTTCTTGGGCGACAAGACCGATTTGGGTGTGGGTCTGACCTTCCTTAAGGTTGTAATTACGAACTTGGAGAGCCTTCAGGTCATCCCATTGGGAGCTTGCATCAACGATGTTCTCCTTCAGCTTGATGTCAGAGAGAGCGCCGTAGGAGTTGTTGGTGTTGACGACGTTGCCGTTTGAGTAAACAACAAAGCAATCTGTACCAGACCCAAGGCCGGTGGAACTGTGCCTACCTTTATATAGAAGATTGGTCGTGCCAGCAGAAGAGCTAGTTTCTGCGCTGATAACAATACTCCCGGTGCCGTTATAAGTAGAGCGTCCCGTACTGTCAATCCTCATCCGCTCCGTCGGGCTGTTCGCTCCGTCGGCAGTAGTGGAGAACACTAATCTTGACGGATGATCGCCCGTACCAGCTGCGGCATCTGCAAAACAGAAAATGTGAGCAAACTCAGCAGAAGCGTTATCACTAAAGATAACGCCACCAATAAAATCATTGGCAATAATGGCAGAAGCAGCTTGACTTCTTCCAAGTGCAAACGTTGCGCCACGGGGAGTCCCGCTGCTGTTGCCGACTACCTGCAGAAGAGCATTGCCACTGTTAAAGTTTGCATAGACACTGCCGCTAAGCGCAGTAGACGTGCCAACTAACAACCTGCCGGAGCTGTCGATACGGGCAGCCTCTGCGGTGTTAATCTTGGCAATGAACGGAGATGTCGCGGCGGCTGCATCGATTTCCAGTGCGCTGCCAGGCGACGTCGTGCCAATCCCTACCCTGCCATTTGCGTTAATACGCAATCGCTCCAATGGTTCCCCAGAGCCTACGTTTGTTGAAGTCTTAAATAGCAGATTAAAATCTCGGTTAGTTACTGTTGTCGATTCAGTATCAATTACCGCTTTAATTCCAGGTCCATCTCCAGCCGATGATCCCCCATAAAACTCAATACGCCCAGTAGAGGCATTATTGCCACCACTTGCAGATGCACCGATTCGAAATACTGGTCCTGTTGTTTTACTTAAATGTAAGTCAGCTGCAGGGCTACTAGTCCCCAGACCCACCTTCCCGTCCGATGTGATGCGGAGGCGTTCGTTGCCACCAATTTCATTGCCACTGCTATTGGTTCTAAAAACAATCGGATGAGATGTAGTGGTCTGAAGGACTAATCCGCCGGTCCCAAGAACATCGGCATTTGCGGTAGCGAGAAGATCGCCGGTTACAGTTCCAGATCCACAATCAAGAGCGTACTTGGCAGTTGTTCCACCACCTCCAATGCTTTTTACACTAAAAAGAGCGGTTTGAGCTGCAGCAGTTTTTTCAACACGGACATCCCCACTCGCATCAACAAACAACCGCCCCTGACCATTAGTCGAGATGGCTACTTGGTCTGCGCCAGGAGAATAAATACCGGTGTTATTGTCAGTGGTAAAACTAAGGATTGGGGCGGCGGCAGTACCTAAGCCGTTTGCCTGTATTTGCCCGCTGGACGTGATACGCATCCGCTCCGTCGCTGCAGACGCTCCGTCCGCCGTCGTAGAAAATACGAGGCGGCCTGGGATGTCAAGATCACTAGAACTTGCACCATCGCTGAAACAACTAATTTGTGCGTAGCGGGTATCGGTAGCCCCCGACTTAAAACGAATACTGCCAATCTCGGTGTCGGCAGCAGTTGGTCGTGTGCCGCGTCTGATGTCGATGAGACCCTGCGCAGTGCTATCGCTGGACAAACCCTGCACAATGAACTTTGCCGCACTTGTGTCAGAAGACGTGCCCACCAACAACCTGCCGGAGCTGTCGATTCTGCATCGCTCATTTGCTCCCGTAAAAAACAACATTGCATTAGCACTATGCGCATATCTAATCCGACCTACATCTGTATCTGCATTATCGCCAAAAGCAAGTGTACAGTCTGATGCATTAAGGGACTTGATTTGAATTTCAGATGCGCCCGATGAATTCTCTACATCCAGCAAAGCGTCAGGACTCGTAGTGCCAATTCCGACGTTGCCTCCGTTCGGCTGAATAGTCAGGTTATATGTTGTTGCAGTTCCATCAGCTCTTTGCGCTTGGATGTAACCAAGTCCAGCAGTTGTAGCGCCTACTGCTAGACCATAGGTTTGCAAACCTACGCTATTACCGAATAATGCTGCTGGTCCAGACGATCCTGAAGAACCAGCCGCCGGTACTGAAGTTGAACCAAGCCCCACTGTTAATCCAGCGCTTGGAGCACTAGTCCCCAGACCCAACCTGCCTGTCGAGATAATAACAAGGCTGTTGGACGGTGCAGAGCCGCTAAAACTTACTGCAGGTGAACCAGGAGAACCGTTTGTTCCGTTGCCTTTGAATTGAAGTTCGCCGGTTGACGTGATGCGGAGGCGTTCGGTGCCTCCTGCATTCGCAACCAAGTCATTTCCAATTGCACGAAGTGTGACTGTATTGTCTGCCGTAGTAGTTCCGTCTTTTAGACCAAAACCACATCCTGTCGCTGTTGATTGGAAGGCAGCAACAATGGTGTCATCGACGCCATCAACAACAAAACTACGCCCAGGATTTGCAATGCCAACGCCAACCCTCCCACTCGCATCAATAAACAGCCGCCCAGTGCTATTAGTCGAGATGGCTAGTTGATCTGCGCCGGGGGAATAAATGCCAGTATTTAGGTCACCAGTAAAGGTGATCGACGGGGTAGCTTGCGCACCACCAGCGGCACTAAAAACGCCGGTAGTTTCAACCGTCTGACTGCCAAAGTCTGGGTCGATCTTTGTGCCAGCAATCGCAGCAGAAGCGTTTACTTTGGCGTTAGTTACTGCACCGTTAGCAATCTTAGTTGTGGTGACGTTACTGTCGGCAATCTTTGCAGTAGTGACTGCGTTATTAGCAATATCACCAGCAATAATGGTGCCGTCTGCGATCTTGTCAGAGGTAACAGAATCGTTAGCCAGTTTTGCAGTGGTTACAGCTGCATCATTGATTTTTGCAGTGGTTACTGCTGAGTCGTTGATTTTGGCAGTAGTAACGTTGCTGTCAGTGATCTTGGCAGTGGTTACTGCGTTGTTAGCCAGCTCTGCAGTGTCGATAGCACCGTCAGTAACAGCAATCGTGATTTGACCGCTAGCAGGGCTGTCGTCGGTGATTGTGATTGCGTTACCAGCAACAACGTTACCGGTCAAAACATCGTCAATTTTGCTGTCTACACGAGCTTCAATAGCTCCGGTAGTGGCTGCGTGAGCGTTATCAGAGACCCAAGTCTCAGTACTACCAATAAAACCACCAAGAGCCTCAAGGTCTCCAGTACCTGTGATCAAGCCACCGTAAAGGTCTGAGAACTCTTGTAGAGCAAAACGGTTTTGTTTGTCAGAGTTGTTAAGGTCTTGAGCAGTCAGCGTAGAGCCAGCAGTGAAGCTCACCGTGGCGTCTGTGATGCTGGTAGCACGGCTTAGAACAACCGTTGCACCGCTTACTGCACTGTTAAGGACAATTGCGGTCCCAGCAGCGTTGAACGTGTAGTCAGTGGTAAGCGTTTGAAGCGTACCGTTGACGGTTACAGAGATATCACTTTGACGAAGATACTCAATGGCGTTGCCATCACTATTCGTCAGAGCAAAGGTCGTACCAGATGCACTGGTGTAAGTAACAGATGCAAAAGCCATTAGCGGGTGCCTCCTGCAAGGCGGTTTTGAATAACAAGTTGTTTCATTTCTGCGGGAGCTTTGTAGCGTTGATCAGGAAGATCGCCCATTAAGAATTGCTCCTTGGCAATACTTATGAGTCTATCAACCTCTCCTTTAAGAATCACTCGTCGCATATTCTGTTCACGGTCCCAATTAGGATCTTGAACAAGACCGTAAGCAGGAGGCAAGCTACCACCCATACGGAACGGAGAATCAACAGAAGGATACTGGGTGTAGCTCTTGCTAGTTACAAGATCTTTTAAATACCCGTAAACACCTTTATAGGTTTTATCAAAAGTAGGGTCATAAAATTCAAACTCAGAATTAAGAAAATGATTAAATTGATTCAAAGTTGAAGCGTTAATACCAACCCCATCGGAGTTAAACAAAGTAGTTCTGGGAGGCGGAACTAAGTTGTAAACCATCTCCTTAGCCACAGGATCGTCTTCTAGTTTGTCCGGGAACAACCAGTAGCGACCAAGAGCAGCTTGAATGGGATACCACTTACCAGCGTGGTTAGCGTTGACTGTGGCTCCTGGTTTGCCGTACCAAAGGGCTTTACGCGAATCAGAGCGGAACTCAGGATCTTGGTTAATTGCGCTAGCTACGGCGTCAGCAATAAAACCAACAGGGCTGTACTCAGCAGCAATACCAAAGCTTCCAAAAGCTGAATCAACAATGGTGTTACCAATGTCAGCCATGTTGATGCCTTTTTCGCCTAGCTTTCCTCGTTCATAGAAACCTTTACGAGCAAACCTAGTGATTGGGCTTGCAGGTTTACGAGGATCAATACCTTGAGCAGCAACCTTACGAAGATTGAGATAAGGATCACCAACCTTGGCTACAGAATCGGAGATCAGTTTTTGCATCCGAGATACATCACCAGTACCTGCGGTAGTTAGAGCCTTTACAACGCGATCAAAACCAGCAATTGCAGGTGTTTCAAGAATGGTGTTAGCAAGAGCTGCCACGGTTAAAGCAAAAGCACCTGAAGTGTCTCGACCTGGAGCAAACTCTTGAAGATCTCGAATGTTGGCTTGGAACGCAATGGTGTTACCGATAACAGGTAGATACCGGTAAGGAAGCATCATTCCACCAATTTTCCAGGTGTAAGGATCCCGTGCCCCTTCAGTTTCCCTATAGGTGTTTTCAAGACCTGCAGTGATGTCTTGGTTTCCGTCTCGAACAAGGAACCAAGCAAGAGCGTTGACACCAGCCGAAAGAGCCAAAGCACCTTGAGCTCGAATACGAACTTTAGGATCGCTGCTTAGATACTTACTTTCAAAATCAACAATGTTTTGGCGAACTTTAGGTGGCAAGAATTTAGTAACTTCATCAGGAAGGCTTTTAGCTCCAAGACGTACTGCGTCAACAGAGGCTTGAACCATTTCACCGCCATAAGCGATCATGGCAGCCCGTTTGATGCCGTTTAAAGGCGAGGTAAGGAACGGGAACACATCACGCCCAAACGCTGCCAAAGCTGGGTTCTTGCTGTTTCTAAGGGCGTTTACAGAATCAGCAACGTTAGCCAAAGGACCAGACAGTTCTTCTGTCAGGTTTACAGCTCTGGTCAAGTTAAGAATACGTTCCTCGTTGATTGAGTAACCAATGACGTTTTGATCAAAACCAGCTCGAACTGGCTGATACATATTCGACATCTCTTTATTAAGACCTTCTGAGATTGCCGAAGCACGGTCTGCTTGTTCAATCAAACCTTCAGCAATTTTGTTATCAACATCTTTAATTACCAAAGCTCTGACGTGAGCGTTAGCAAAGAGTGAGGTTGACATCTCATCAGCAGCAGCTGAGAGCTGGTTAAACAGCGTGAGGTTTACGTTCTCGCCACCTGGGTAATAGCTCTGTTTACCAACGCCAAGTCCACGAAGACCTGTTGTGGTAGCACCCATGATGTACTTACCAAACCAGCTCCGCTTATCCCAAGCTTCACCAGGCATGAAGTAATCATGAAACACCTTGGTAAAGACTCGTGCTTTATTGAGGGTGTCAAAGATTTTGTCATCACCCTCTGCTCGTTCCATAACGTAGTTAAAGAACGGAAGATTGATACGAGTTTGAGCAAGATCCTGAGAGATAGCTTCTTCACGCCTCAAACCGCCAGCACGACGCAGTTCATAAGCTGCATCAGCCACTTGAGCTGGGTCAGTAATCGCTTTGCCGTACACAAAACGGTTATAGGTGGCTTCTAAAGCTTCACCAATGACGTGACGGGTTTGAAGCAGCGTATCTGCAGCCAAGCTGGCTTCTTCAAGGGTTTCCTTAGCAAACTCAGTTTGACCAAGCCACTTAGCCATACGGCCAGTAATCGTGCCTCCAACTGCTTGACCAGTAAGTTCAAGAGCTGTTTCAGGGATTCCTTGGATAGGAATCGAGAACACAGTTGCTGGGTTACTAAGGGGAGAACCAACCTGCAGTCGAGCAAGAACTGCATCAGCAGTTACTTCAAGAGCATCAAGCTTTTCAAAATCACCTTGAGCTTCGTAGACCTTTTCAACAAAGTTATCAAGACCTTGAAGTTCCTCTTCAGTGAGATCTTCACCTTTACGAAGTTTGTTAAACAGTTCTCCGTACTTCTCTTCAAGATCTGCTTTAGCTGCTTTGCTCTTATCAGCTAGCAAGGAAGCAAAATCATCGTTGCTACCAAAGCTTGCTAGTTCTTGATTTAAACGGCTAAACAGAACCTTTGGATCAGTACGAGAGAAATCAAGACGAGCGCCTTTTGAAAACTGCCTGAGAGCGTTACCAACGCCGTACATCAGCTCGTTAAGAGCTTTTGCGTTGGCTACAAAGGTTTCAAAGTTAAGCCGGAAGTTATCAAGAGCAGTGATGCGATCAATCCCTGGTACTTCTTCGTTTCTAAGGATCTTCCGAAGATCACGGCTAGAAGCAAGTACTGCTGTAGCGTTTTCATCAAGTGCTGCTACTGGTACTTGAATCTTGTTGAGGTTGTTTTGAATATCCTTACCAAACTCAGCAGCTTCCAAGAAGAACGAGATTTGACGCAGCTGGTTGTTACCCCCAAGGAACGAAGCAAGAGTCCTCATGGACTTTGCATACTGCTGAGGAAGGATGAAGCTGCGATCAGCGGTATTAAACACAGCTTTGAGAGCTGCTGCGTTTTCAAAGTCTGAGGTGTACTTAACAGCGTTGGTGTTACGCAGTGCAGTAGCAGCTTTGTTAGCAGCCTCTTCAGAACCAGTTTTCTTGAAGACCCGATCCCACTCTTTGGCTACGTTATCCTTTGCACGAGTAAACCACTCAAGCTGTTCAATCGTGTCAGTGGGGTCTTGATAAATACCAAGGTCACGACGAGTCTCTTCAATGACTTCCTCACCACTACGAACTGCAGAACTACCAGCCCTGCTTTCGTTCATTACACGTTCAGCACCAAGGGTGTCAGTGTCAACGACAATTTCACCAGCATCAGTTTTGGTAACAGGAACCTCGTTTGCAACCGGTGCAGGAGCTTTAGGAGCTACCTGAGTGACTTCTTCAACAGCTTGAGGAGGCACTTCAACGCCCTCAGGGACGCGAGGAACAACAGGAGCTAGACCACCGTTGTCGATGACTTTGTTGTGAATTTCATCAACACGCTGAACAAACATCCGAGCAAAGTCAGGATTGATGTTGTCGCTAGCTACCGCAGCTTCAGCAGCGTTCAGGATGTCTTTGAGCTCTCCATAAGCCAAACCAAACGCATCGTTCAAGCTGTAGTCCGTATTGATCTCGTTAATACGATTCTCTTTAAACAGAATGTTGTTGTAATTCTGTAGATAACCAATACGCTCAGCGTTCAACTCATCCAGTTTGTCAACAAGAATACGAGCGTCGTTTAGAGCTGTACTGAATCCAGTAAACGCCGTTTTACTTTCAGCAACTTTTGCTTCAAGAGCGCTTAGTTTTGCAGCACGATCAAGCTCAACGTTATCTAGCTGTTGCAGTTTGGTTTGAAGCAGTTGGAGCTGTTGGAGACGCTCTGCAGCTTGAGCAGCCATCCGAACCTTAGTGCTGTTTTTAGTACGCTTACGGCCAGTACCAGTGGACTTATTAATCCAGTCAGGATCCGCTGCTGCAGCAGTTTCATAAGCTATCAAGCGCTCTTCAAGCATTTGCTGCTTTTTAACGATCTGTTCAGGAGTTTTGACACCAAGAACTGATTGCAACGAATCGATTTCAGCTTGAGTAGCAATACGATCTTGTCCAACATCAGGTACAGCTTTCAGCTCATCTTGAAGACGTTGGAGATCAGGAACAAGATCTTGTTGTTTTTGAAGATAAGCTTCAGCACCAGCACGAGCACCAAAAGCGACTTTTCCTACGTTTTCATCAATCTTCTTGTAGAGCTCACTAGTAACTGCACCTAGTTTGTCTTGAATAATCTCATTAGCTTTTACAAGACCATCAGCCTCAACTTCTTGACGCAGAACAGGAAGCGCTTCTTGAGTAGCCTCTTCAAGAGCTTGAGCAGCAGGAACGTTACTAGTAGCTTTGCTTAGAAACTTATTAGCCAGCATGAACGTACTACGGAGACCAGTGGTAAACGCAATGCCTTGGCTAACGTTTTTAAACTGCTCAAAAGCGTAGTTAAACTCTTCAGGAGTTGTAGCCCGAAGAACTTCTGCAGCACGGATACGTTCTTCAGGAGTTTGAAGCTTTTGAATCTCATCCAACTGCTTTGCAAGAGCAGCAGGAGGTTGAGGCATAAAGAACATTGCATCCTGAACGCTTTCAGGCAGCACGTCTTTAATTAAATAGGTAGCCATGACCCGAGCACCAGCTGCCAGGTCTTTGTTCTTCCAAATATCAACCAGTTTGTCTGCAGTTTGAACTGTTTTACCAGCAAGAGCAGTTGCTTTTGTCAGTTTGTTAACGCCAGCATCAAAAGCAATAGCAGCGCCAACGCTAGAGGCAAGCTGACCAATAGCAGTCTTTGGTTTGATGTTCTTCTTTACAAACTCACTGTCTTCACTGAACAAGCTACCGACAATAGGAGTTTGAGGTTTGATGCCATAGCTAAAGCCTTGAACATCACGTCCAGTTTTCTGTAAGGCATCAATAGCTGCTTCAGCGTTCTTTGCCTTTTGGACTTCTCGTTGCTTATCAGCTTCTAGAGAGCCGGTGGTCATAGGACCGCCTAAGAGACCCGCAGGAGCAGCCCCTTGGGTAACAGCACCGAGCTGCTCAGCTGCAGCAATAGGAGCGTTAACTACTTGACGAGGAATGTCAGCAACTACACGAGGAGCTTCTTGTCCAATGGTTTGGCCGCCACCAAAAGGTACAGGGATTTTCCCGATGGTTTCCCCAAGGCGCTTCATACCTTCGTAATAAAGGCCTGCAGGGCTGCTCTTTAAAAACTCTTTGAGATCAAAACCACGTTTAGGTTTCGGCTTGGCAGCAGGAGCAGCAGCAGGAGCTGGTTGAGCTTTGACAGGAGCTGGTGAGGCTTGACCCCACTCTTGTTGATACCGCTGCTGAGCCTCTTGGGGATCTTTAATGAAGACAGACTGACCGCTACGAGTGGGGATATAAGGCATTTGAAGGAAGAGCTACTAAGGGCGCTTCCTCCAAAATAATGGATATAACTAGAAATTGTTATCGGTTAGACCGAAATAGAGGCAAATAAGCACGGCGGACAAAATCGTTTTGAAGTTCTTGACCGTATTGATATTGCTGAGTCGCACCTTTAGAGCGGTACAACTGGATGTGAACGTGACCTGGATCGCCGCTACCAGTACTGGAATAACGAGGGTTGGAATCCATTGGTTGATCGTTTCCGCTCTTACCAATAGGCATCCCTCGGGTGATCCGCTGTCCAGAGGTGTAGTAAATGTCTGCTAGGTGGGAAAGACGCACTAGATCACCTTTACGGTATCCAGGGCCGTCAGAAGCGGCTTGGATAACTACACTGTTACCAAACCCACCTTTTTCATAACCAGCAGAAACAATGGTTCCAGTAACAGGAGCAGGAACTGGGTTAGAGATTTGACCGTTTTGACGCTGCAACACAAAGTCAACAGCACGGTTATCTGAATGGCTGTGGTGCCAGTTAGTAATAATAATGCTGCTATCCACAGGCTTAGTACCTCCTCCACCGTCAGCTACTCGAAGAGCTCCTTGAAGTTTGAGAGCGTTTTCACGGAACGTAGGCGGCACGTTTCCGTCATAGAACCTGCTGGCTTGCTTCTGGACAATTTCTCCAAGAGTAATTTTGTTACCAAAACCACGTTGGACGTTGATAAGACTGCGACGAGCAGAATCACTTAATTTGGTCAAATCTCCAGTAGACAACACTGCGTTGATTTCACCCATCTCAGTGCTGTTAAACACAAAATTGTTATCAAGATATTGACGAGCAGCTTTGGGGTTATTAGCAAACGTTGATTGAGCTACAGCAGCCCAAGCAGCACGGTTGTCAGTATCGTTGATGTTGATCTGCCAACGGCCATCAGAATCCTGTTTAGAGGATCCCAGTTTTGGTCCAGTAGTGACCTTTACGCCGATCTTGCCAGGCTCACTGATGTTGTAATAAGTATCAACATCGTTGTACTCAGGACGAGAGAAGAAGTTCTGTTTAGCTCTTTCTAAAATTTGAAGCTGAACAGCAGGGTTTGAAATATCCTCACCACGAGCTTGGGCTTTGTTCAATTCAGAACGGATGTAAATAGTTCCTTCTGCAGTAAGACGCTGCTTAGCTTCAAGAATGGCTTGATTAAGGTAACGCTTTTTCTGAGTGACGACTTCACCCTTTTCCTTTGCCATCATCTTGACAGCAGGATCTTGCTCAAAAGAACCCTTAAGGCTAGCTGTCAGGTTTTTCAGAATGCTTGTAGTAGCGCTTTTATACCCAGCATCACCAGCGTTACGACGGGCTTTACCAAACTCTGTGATGGCGTATCCAATCAGTTTGGTACCCTCAAGACGGCTACGAAGCTCACCAGAAAGCTCAGTTCTACCTTGAGCAATCTCATCAGCAATCTCGTTTTTAAGTAGAGCCTCCTGCTCCCCCGTCAAATCCTCAGTACGGAACGTATAAGTGTCATCAATAGCTTTGTCGTAATCGGCATAAGACATACCGACAGGCAGACTCATTTGCCGTCCAAGGGCTTTTAAACGCTGTCTTTGAGCCATTACTTGCTCATCAGTAGGCTCAGGGTTTTCTTGATAAAACCGTTGAGATTCAGTTTTGAGGTTTTCAGTAAGCTCCCTTCTAGCCCTGCTGTCAGCGCGATCTTCAGCAGCTGCAAAGGTCTCAGAGCGTTTGACAGCCTGTTGAGCACCAATCTCAAGCAGCTCTCGGAACGTCTGTCCTTTGCTGTTACGAAGTTTTAGAAGTTCTTGACCGTCTTTGGTTTTAATAGCAGCAAAAGAGTTTGCAATATTTGTAAAACCGTAGGCTTCACCAATGTCGTTATATTGATTGCCATCTAAATCGATAAAGAAACGACCAGCTTCTTTAAACATCAACTCATTAAACTCTTTCTCGGAGTAACCACGAACATCAACGTAATAAGCACGAGCATCGTCGTAACCCTGTTGAAGAGCCTGTTGACCAAGTACTAGTCCTGGCTTAGAACCAAAAGAACCTTTGATAAGAGCAGCACCAAGCTTGGCACCGCCGTATAGCTTATCAATAGCTGTTTGTTGATCTGTAGCTGCTCTACGTTCATAAGCTTTATTAGTTACATCTTGTTTAAGATCACGAAGAGTAGCACTGACAATTGGATCAATCTTGGCTGCTTTAAAAGCCTCAGGAACGTCTGCATAAGGCGCAGAAAGGCTTTGGACCTTTTCTGCCATTGCAGCAGCTCTTTGATCCTCAGGAAGCTCTGCAAGACGCTCTGCAGATTGCTTACCCCAAGCAGCAAGGTTTACAGCAATATCCTTACCACCAAGAGTTCCTTTGGTGTCGTAATAGAAGAAGTTAACCCAAGGGTTGCTTAGCTGGTTTTGACGAGCAGTTTCAAAGTCTCCTTTCTTCTTAAGTTGTTCAGTTTCATTAGCGTTAGCAAGAGAATCTCTATAAGCTGCCGCTTCAGAAGCAAAGATACGCTCTGCTTGTTGCTTCTTTTCTGCTTTGTAGTTTTCAAAAAGAGCCTTTGAACCACGATCAAAAACTCCGTTATCAGCTAAGAAGTTTTCAATGTTTCTAATGCCTTGTTCTGCTGCAGTATCCCGCTGATAACTAGCGGCATACATCAACTGACCTCCTACTTGTTGAGGAATAGCACTTGGTTGAGCAGGAGCTGGAAGAGCAGCAGGTTTTTCTGGTTGAGCTACCAGATCTCGAATCTGGCGTTGAGGCGTAATACCAAAGCTGCTAGTCATTAGGGGGACTCCTCAGGAGTAGTAGGTTCAGTTGCTGCTGGTTTAGTTCCAGAATACTGGGATTGCCCTGCAACAGTTTTAGGAGTTGGGGGCTGCATAGCTCTGTAGTTCAAATAAGAATCCAAACCAAGGGTTCCAATTTGAACTGCAAGGTTGGAAACACTAGGACCGCCAGCTGCTGTAGGTGGAACAGCTTGGATAGGCAGAGGTGCCATCGGTTTGACAGGATCAGCAATAGGTTGAGGCGTATAGAACTGAACCTGATTACTAGTGTTTTCACGAGCAACGTTAAGTGCCTCACCAGCTCTCACTTTGTCTGCAATCCTGTAACCACGAGTAATCTGACGGTTGCTGAGGTTAGCAAGATACTGTTGGTTGTACTGGTTTTGAAGACCAATCACAGAACGACCGACCTGCCCACCAGCAGCTTTCTTAGCAGCTGCTGCAACAGTTTGAGCTCGAATGTTTTCCAGTTCAATAGTTTCCTTTGCTTCCTCTTCATAGAAGCGACCTTCAAGGTCCGCTAACTGCCGCTCAAAGTTTTTAGTAGCAGCAGTGGTTACAGCGCCTTTATAGGCGGCTTGTTGCGCTGCGAGCTGCTCTTCGTATTGTCTACGTCGTTCAACGTAGTCAGACTCCCGATACCAAGAGTTAAGTTGTAGCTCGTAGTTACGGTAGTTCTGAGCGCTTTGGTCTGCGTAACGAGTCCAAAACTCTGCCTGAGCAGCAGCGTTAGCCCGTTCGGTTTCTAGCTTTTGATATTTATAGGAAGCAACGGCTCCCAAAGTGCCGAGACCAAATTGAGCAATACTAAGAATTGAAGGCAGATCAAAGATGCTTGATTTAGGCTTTACTGTTTCAGCCATTAGCCGTACTTCCTCGCAACGTCAAAATACAGACCAGTCCACTCAAGGGCAATGAACTTAGCCTGGTCGATGCTGTCGTTCACTAGCTCCACTGTAACTTGGTCGTTCTTGCTTTGAATATAGGCTCTGAATTTAGCCTCTTCAAATGGCTCTTCTTGGCTGATAACGATGTTTCCGTTAAGAGGATCTCGACGGTCAAACTCATAGGTAACTAGATCTCGATGCTTAGGTGTCACTTCAACAGTGAAGTATCTTGCATCGCTGTAATAAACATCAAGATATCGCAGCTGCAGACGACCAGTACGATTGCCAATAAAAGTGTTTTCGGTCGCTGTTCTGCTGTAAGGCATGAGCTGAGGCGGTCGATAGGTAAACGTAAATTGCTCACCAAAGACCCAAGAGCTGCTTGAAAAATCCCCAAGGCTATCGCAAACGAAACTAGTAACACCAGCCGGAACACTATTAGCCACGATCCAGCGCTTCTGAGATTCTGCTGCATCAGACGAATCAACCTTGATTACGGCAAACTGACTTGTGTTAACAGTACGGTAAGGCAAATTAACTGTGGTCTTATTTGTTGCAGCGTTGTAGCTGAACGTTACAGCACCCAGGTCAGTCGTAATGGAGCTAGAAAGCTGACGGTCCAACAGGAACAGATCGTTACTGGATTGAGGAGGTCTAGAAGCGTTAAGACCTTCAAGGTAGTACTCAGTCGTACCAGCGTTGTTGTAACTAGTCAGCTTGTAGAGAGTGCCCTCCACAAAGTCACACCAGTGAATGCTCTTATTAGGGAACGTCCAACGATGCCAAGCGTTCTGTCTGTTGGTCAGAGAGCCTCCAGAAGCCTCCCAGAAGAACTGATACACATACAAAGCATCGGAGTCGTCACGACTGAGAGCTACCAAATACTGGTCTGTACGGCTGACAGCCAACGAGTCAATGTTCTTAGGGATGTATTTAGGAACAGTTTCTGTGATGACTGCTGTTTGTCCCAGGTTGATACCAACAGTTCGGTCAGTAGTAATGAAGGTATGAAAACCAGTGAAGTCTCCTTCTTTAACAGGGAACAGAACCTGTGGACCCACTTGCTCAGGCTTTACATAGGGCTCCATACTGATGGAGCTAATACGGCCTACAGAGGCTGTCTCAGGAGAGAACGTAACGTTGTCACCAGAGTACAGACGGAACTGGTTCTCGTTTGAGAACAGTACAAGTTCGTCCTGCTGCTGCAACGCATAGTTCAACACAGCAACGTCGTTACTGACAGCTGTGAGGTCAATAGGATCGCTATCTACAACCTGTAGAGCTGACTGCTGCCAGAAGTTGTAATAGGCACCTGCTTCACTCAGGATGACGTTTTCACCACTAACGAATCCAAGACGGTTCTTAAAGAACACAATGTCGTTGATTCTGTTAGTTACAAACGAAGGTCCTGGTAGCTCATCTTCATCACCAGCAAGGCGATTAGTCCAACCAGGAATATCGATAGAAACAGTGCTGTCAGTATAAGTAGTGCCGCTAAAAGGTTGGAAAGTAAATCGCACAAGACCGCTTGCGTTTCGGTAGTAAACAAACGCATGAGGCATTGTGTTGTCATCGTACTGACCTCTAGTTCCCCAACCAGCAGATTCCTCCCACACACCTCGAGCAAAGTCACCGTTAGTTGTAGTGTTCTCAGCGTTAAAGGTTAGGTAGTACGAGCTTTGATCTGAAGAACCATCGGGAGCTACAAGGACTGTATAACCCTCCCAAGAGAACGGAGGAAGCTCAACGATGCTGGTCACCTGATTGGAGAAACCAGCCATCAAGGTGTTACCCCGAGCATCAGACGCGACGATGCTTTGGATAAACCTGTTGGCGTTAGCGCAAGTAATCAGAATTTGAGAGTCTTCAACCTCAAAGTTCAGCTCATTGTGCACGTCAACTTGATCAAGACCGTGACCAATGGTCAGCGTGGTAGAGCCGTTAGCAGTTGCGTTAACAGCTGTACCAGCCTCGTTGACCAGAGTAAAGGTCAGTGCAACTGTATCGACAGTACCAATAAAAGTGTTAGCAGGGATACCAGTACCAGTAATACGCTCTCCGCCATGAACTTGAACAATGTCTGTAGCTGTAACACTAGTGATAGTAGAGCTACCAATAGATGTTGAACCTGTAATGGTGTTGGTAAAGCTGACAAGTCTTTCTGCAATGTCAGCAGAACTAACAACGTTTGCGTCCCCTGCAGCGTTAGTAAGAGACGGCGTTAGGTAGTGGCCACTAATCTCATCGCCGTTATCAAGGGTGATATGAACGGCATACTCAGTGTCATAGTCAACTAGCTTGACCCAGACCTGAGCACGAGTAGGTCTGAAGTTGCTACTAATGTTACTGATGTTGTAACGAGTTAGCGTTTCTGTAGCGTCGTAACTAACTTCCTTTTGAACGTTTGTAATAAAGACATAATCTTGGAATGACGTAGCCCTAAACCGATCACGAGCCCTGCCAGATCCACGTAGGTACTCAAGATTGGCGGAGGTAATGTTTGAAAAAGACTGCTCAACAGGAACCACCTCAGGAAGAAGGCCACTAATAGGCTCAACGTTTGATACGCCAGTCACAAAGGTGAAATTAGATTCAACCGTTAACGTGACTCCAGTTGTCGTAGCAGTTGCGTTTTTGCTAAGAGTGATGCGAGAGCCAGCAGTATCAATATCAACAATGGTGGTATTAGCAGGAATACCTGTACCTGTTACTCCAGCTCCAACAAACAAATCTGTCATGGAGCTTACAGAAGCTACCACTGCAGATCCATTTGTTATGTTTCCAGTACGAGAAACAGTCCTACTGTCGTCTGCTGCAATCAAAATGAAACGTTCTGTACTGCTTCGGTTGTAAACATAAACCCAAGCTTCGTTCCATTTGATGGGTGCAGTCAGAGTCTGTCCACCAGCGTTCTGAGTCAACGTATCAACTCGTTTAACCGGCACAGAACCCAGACGCTTTTTAAGACCTTCCACAAGGTCACAAACGCCGTTGTCTAGGACTTTGGCAAAACCAGGAAGAACAAAGCTATCTGCTTGTTGGTTTACACCTTTGTTAAGTGGTCCAATGATTTGGCTAAAAAGTTCTCTAGACATTAGCGGCTCAGGATGTCAGGACCAAAATTAGTAATCACACGACCGCCGTACATATCGTCAGGGCCGCTAATAAAGTTATAGTTCTGAGCCATGTCTTCAGTACGCTTCAACGTTTGCAAAGCGTTTTGCTCATCCTCAGCTGTATAGCTTTCAATACTGGCAGAGGTCACAGCACGATTTGCAAACATCCGTGCCGCACGAATCATTATGTAACGACGGCCAGTTTCTGGAATGCTGTCCCAAGGAAGTTCTTCAATAATCTCAGCAACAAGATCACTGGTGTTACCAGTCGTTGCTACACCAATGCTGCTTCTCAGATCGTATGTATTCTTAACGCGATCAAAAAGCCTAAGACCGCGAAGAACAAACCTTTGTGAAGGATAGGTAAGCGGGTTAAACCGAACAGCCAAGGTGTTCCCAGGAAGTTGGGATTGACCTGTAGAAGCGTCCAGAGGAATGGAATCATAAAGCATCGTGTTCCAAGACCAGCCTGCTCCTTGGACCTCACGGCTGACTTCATCCAAGGTGCGCTCAGCAAGACTAGCGTCACCAGTTAGTGGTGGATTAAGAGAGTTGATCGGGGCTTCGCCAATAATGGCAAGAAGCGTGTTAACTGCACTGAGTTTACTGGTTGCCATTATCGCAATAAAAAGGGGGAAACATTTCTGCTTCCCCCATTGTATTGGTAATTAACTAGAACCTATTTATCAATAGGGGTTGCCGTCGTGCAGCAGGCTGACGCAGCACTCAGGACGCAGCACACCGTGACCCACGGCATAGCTAGCAACCATCATGGTGCTCTGAGTCATTGCTTTGTACTCAGAACCAGTCATCTGCATCGAGACGTCCTTCAGAGACACAGTACCCACAGCTTCTTTGGTGAAGCAGAGGCCGAAGCAGTTGGCGATGGAGGAGGTGTTACCCTGCTCATCCTGGTAGTAGTCATAGGTACCAGCAGCAGCCTGACCATCAGAGCCGTCGCGGCCATTGACGTAGTTAGGACGCTCACCACGGGTAACAGCAGACTGGTTGCTCAGACCAACGTAGGACTGACCAGAGGTATAGCTGTTAACACCCAGGTGGTTGCTGGTCAGCAGACGGAAGCCAGCCACAGAAGCAACTTTGTTGCCACCGATGGTGCCGTTAGAACCGCCGCCACCGTTGAAGTCAGTGTTGATGGCACGGTCGCTGTTCAGAACGTCGTAGTAAGCACCAGGGCTCAGAACGCAAGTACGGCCTTCCTTAGGAGCATCCTTCTCGTCCAGAGCTTGGCAAGCTTTGAACAGGTTCTCAACGATCAGATCGCCACGAGCGTTACGGTCAGCTGCAGCGTTCAGGTCGATACCAGAGAAGGAGGTACCACCAGGCATTTTGTTCAGAGTGAACAGGCGCTCGCCAACAGTGAAGGTGGCCGAAGAACCAGTACCAATCGAACCCAGGGGGTTGATGCCGAAGGTTGCTGCACCGTTGGTAGGAGCAGTGGTGATCACACCGTAAGCACCGGAATCTTCACCGTAAACAACTTCACCAACAGCCCAAGAGCCGAGCTCAGCGGTAGCGAAGTTAGCGCTCAGGGTGACAACGTTGGAAGCAGCGGAGACGAAAGTACCGCCAGCGATTTGGAAGTTGCGGGCTTCCCAATCCTTAACGCGACCGTCAGACTCAGAAGCAGCCAGAAGGGTGCGAGCCAGACGCTGGTCATAAGCACGAGCCAGGGCGCGGCCCAGTTCGGTGGAGTAGATGCTCCGCACGTCCCAATGAAGTTTTGCTTCATCCAGGTCGTAGATGGAAGCATCAGCGATCAGCAGGTCATCGATGGTGATGATCTTTTCGCCGATCATGCCTTTGTTACCTTGGCCGGTGATGAAGTCACCAGGACGGTGGTAGCGGCTAGTGAAGCGACCCGTGATCGGGAACGAAGCACTCTTACCAGAAGAGATGCTGCGCTTCATGGTCAGATCTTTGAAGATCGTCTCACGGTTGAACGTGGTCAGAACTTCGCCAGAGAAGATTTTCAGGAAGTTAGCGTTTTCACGCTCGTAGTTACCGGAGGCGGAACCAGCGTTATATTGAACGCCATTAAGTCCACCTAACCGGCTAAGAGATGCAAAGTCGGGCATCGTTAGTTAGTAGGTAGGAATGTTTAACTGCGCTCGCTTCGCACTGTTGTTATCGCCTCGGCGGCAACAATGTTTACGTTCGCTATTCAAATATTAACCCCTAGGACCAAGAACGTCGCTGCGAAGCAGTTTATCTTGGATGTCTTGGGTATAAGCAGGGTCTTGCAAATAGCGAGGATCGTTCATGGCAGCCATTACTTCTTGGCTTGAACGGAACACATCACTGCTGTTACCAGAGAGTTTCCCACCAATCAGATCAGGCTCGTAGCCAGAGTTTTCCTGGAACGCATAGTACAAAGACTGCAGTGCGTTACGAGCTCGGTAGTAATCACCGCTATTTACTTCGCGGTTGTAAGCCTCTAGCTCAGCACCATCGAGGTTTTCCCGAGCCCAGCTTTGAACAGATTCAAAAGCTTCTTGACCACCAATACTGTCCATAATGGTGGACTCTTCTTCTTGAGACAGAACAACAGGTTCTTGATCCTGTTCTTCTACGTCCTGTTCATCTTGAGCTTCGTCGTAACCAGAACGATTACCAAGCTTCTTCTCAAGCTCTTGATAAGCCTTCAGAAGGTCATCAGGGCTTTTGAATTTGCCACCGATCAGTTCGTCTTGAGCTTGCTGTTGCTCTTGTTGCTCAGCTTCTTGAAGAGCTTGAAGGTCTTGCTCGCTGTACGGTCCAGTTTCCTGAGACAGTACGCCCTCAGCGATGACTTCCATGATCAACCAATACGAACGGTCAGATCAGGATAAACCCAAACAGGACGCTTTGCCTTAGCAGCAGCAACGTACTGTTCGTAAACCTCAGGCTTTTTAGCCTTCAGTTCTTCAATGAGCAAATCCATTTTGGATTTAGGAGCTTCCTTTTTAGGAACTTCCTTTACTTCAGAAACCGGCTCCACCGCCAGTGGCTTCTTGGGCTGTCCGGATTGAGTCATTTTCAGCTTTAACTAGTGCGGCCTGTTTAGCAGGATCGTTGTTAGGATCTTGCGCGGCCATTTGTTGCTGCATCATCATAGCTTGTTGTTGTTCTTCTGCCATAAGATCTTCCTCACTCTTGATGAGTTTGTACGTATCAAGACCGTCAGAAGCAGCAAGACGAGTAATAAGCTCTCGGCTATTAACAAACTTTGCCATAGCTTCCGGTCCCAGAGTTCCGGCCAAGGTCTGTAGAAACTCAATGAGTTTGGCTTTGTCGTTACCACGACCGAGGGCGTCAAGACCGGTAGTGATCTGAGGTTTGACAACATCCTTAGGAAGACGAGGGAGACGACCTTGCCGCTCCATCATCGCCATCTTGCGGTTCACAAGAGGCAGTTGTAACTCAATTGAAAGGATCGAGTAAATACCGCCAAGACCTGCTTCCAGTTCCTGAGCCACCATACGGATCTCTTCAGCCGTCACACGGTCACGACCAGAAGCACCAGCTTGAATGGCACTGTTAAGAAGGAACGCAAAGCTCAGGCGCTGCTCGATCCGTGCAATGGTGTTGAGAGCAACCGTGAGATCTGCTTGCTTCTGCATCTGCAGAGGAGCCACGTCATTTGGGTTGCCTGCCACAATTGATCCATTGGCAGCCCGAGCAAGAGCGTCAGGACGAGTCGTGCCGTTCGGGTTGCAGAGGAAGATGATCTTGGCTGCTGCTGCACTGCCTTCAACGATTGCTTTGCTGAGGTACTCAAGGCTCTTCAGATCACCGAGTAGTTCTTCGCAGTAACCACGTCCATAGGCTTCGTGAGCCACACGGAACATACGAAGAGGAATCCAAGGGCTCTTATCAATAGGAACAGAACCAGGCTTACCAACAGGCTTGTTGTACGCCTCTTGTTGCCAGTTACAACGATCCTTCTTGTAATCCCATTTGACGTGGGTATAAAGGAAAACAGTTTTGTCTACAAAGCCGCCTTCAGTCTTTTTAGGCGCAATACCTTCTGGAAGAACTTCAGGGTTGACTTCTTCACGGACCACAACCTCAAGGATGTTTCCTTCAGGATCACGATTAAGTACAAACGATTTGAGTGGATATACCCTGGTACCATTTTCGGAAACGTAGAGAAGCGCGTTGCCACCGATGATAAGGTGCTTCAGCGCTTCAAACAGTGCAGTGCGATCACCTGACTCTTCAATGTCCCGCATCACGGAACGTTCCATCAAAGACAGCTGCTGATCAAACTGCGACTGAAGTTCTTTATAGTTATCAAGCTCCTGCTTGAGCTTCATATCGTCTACTGAAAGACGAAAGAAAGCTTGGTTAGGAGGAAGCAAAGCAATAAGAAGTTTGCTTGCTAAGTTATTTACACCACGAGCTCCTAGGCCTTGGTAGGTAGTAACAATCTTGGTGTAGATATTCTTCCCGCTGCTACGGTCGTTATCGGTAATAAGAGTCGGCAGAGTGTACTTACTGCACTCAATAGCACGATCAAGATAAATAGTCTTTTCCGGCTCAAGAGCCGAATAACGAGCCGCAGCGTTAGACATTCAAACCACCAGCTGAAGTTTCTGTTCCAATACCAAGACCTCCGCCGGTCCCAGCAAACGGAGATTGTATCTCTAAACTAGTACGCATTGCTTGCGGCGTACCAACTCGACGACGTACTTTACTGCCAACAGGAGCAGAAGACATCTGGCGTTGAATGGCAGCTTGAAGTTGCTGCTGTTGAATGGCAAGAGCAGAAGAACTTCTTTGTTGAGCAATCTGCCGCATAGCACTTTCTTGTGCCATCTTTGCGGCTTCAGCTGCTTGTGTAGTCTGTTGTTTAGCTAAAGCAATAGACGCTTCAAACTGCTGTTGACGCTGAGCTGCATCAGCTTGGAATTGTTGAGCCTGAGCTAAAGCAGCAGCCCTAGTTTGTTGAGCTTGTTGAGCTGCAGCTTCTCTAGCAGCTTTTGCTTGCTCTGCTTGAGCAGAGCTGGTTTTTGACATTTGGTAACCAGCGTAAGCACCAGCACCAGCTGCAGCCAAACCAACTATAAGTTTTGCCCAATCGTTAGCCATACTTTGTTTCCTCCTGGAGGTTGTACTGATCTTTCAAATGGCGTACAACCGACACCTGACCAGCAGAAAACCAAATAAGTTTCTCTTCCATACTAAGGTCGGGAGACTTATCAGGATAAAGTTCCTCCAAGTATTTGATAATCTCAGGATCAATGTAAGGAATCATATATTCAAGCCAGTTGAAGTAACACGACCAGCGGCTGTTCCACCATAACCACCAATGCCAAGACCGGAACTAACCCTAGTTCTAGTTCTACCAGGCTGGCCTACCGTGGCTCCTGCTGTTCTTCGTTGTTGCGCTCTAGCTACTTGAACAGTTTGTCTTTGAGATTGTTCTAGCTGAGATTGCTGAATCTGAGCTTGAGATCTGCTTTGAGCGGAAACAGCAACGGCCTTTTTAGTTGCAATTCCTGCAGCTTTTTGTGCTGCTTCTACTTGCGTCTGCGCTTCAGCAAGAACTTTGGCTTGCTCTTGTCTTTGAGCTTCAAGAGCAGCAGCTGCAGCGGCAGCCTTTTGCTGAGATTCATAATTACCCCAAGCTTGTTGAAAGCCTGAGCTACCCCGAGCGGCAGCCCGCATTTGGCTTTCAATTCTGGCAACTTCACCATCAGTAGGGTTACGTCTAGTATTGCCGTCAATAATTACGGCGTTTCTATACTGAGAAACCTGTTGAGCGTATTCAGTGCCCGGAAAATACTGCTCAAAAAACTGATCTTGGGAAAGCGCCATAGCCCTACTTGAGGTTTATATCAAGCGTAGCTTGGGAGATCAGAGTTACTCATCTCGAAAAACGCTGGCATACGAGCTCTTTGAGTTTCGATGAGACCCTCTGCTTTACCTGCGTACATCAAGCTGTCGCTCTGGTCGATCCAGAACTGCCTATCCAGGTACTTGTCGTCTGACTTGCCCAGGGGCTGCATCACCCAATTAATGGTTGCCTTGCGGAGGCAATCCAAACTAGGAGAAACAGTGAGGCCAAGCTCACGACATACCAAGCTATTGGTAGCGACGTGTACTTGTTCATCACGGCTGATGTCCGCAGAGATGGTTCTCAGTCCAGCGTCACCGTTGAACCGGAAGAAGGGGAGGATAACAAAGAATATGCTTCGCTCAGCCACCAGTGCTTTGAGTACGGTGTGGTCCGGATGATCTTCCCAAGCTTTTCGGAGGCGAGCTGCTTCCGCTTCTGCTTGGCTATCTGTGCCGACCGCACTTGCTGCGTATCCCAGTGCAAGGTCATGGTTCTCCTCGTCTTTGATGTTGGTGAGTAGAAGTTCACGAGCCGTTTCCGGCACCTCGGACTGTAAAGCGTCGTTGATGAACTCACCGACAGGCAGCTCCAGTTGTCGAAGTGCCAAGGCACGGAAGATTGCCTCCTCCGCCCCTTCTTTCAATTTACCGGCGGTCGTTTGAACTGGGGTCCAAGTCCGCTTACGAGCAAGCAATTTCTGATACGGGTTCATTCTGCGCAATTACAATCAGGTGCCGAATCCCCATCAAGAATGCCCGCAAGATAGGCATCAACATCTACGTCGCTAATAGCAGCGTAGGCGTCAGTTTTGTCCTGCGTATCGGACATTACTTGAAGAGAGTAATACAAACTCTTCAAGGGGGAGTTCAACCATCGTGACATAAATTTGCGGTCCATTGTTGTCATATCGGACCACCAATTCATAGAAATTGCGTGAGCCATTCCCGTGCTATCCATGAGCCGCTGCCACTCACAATTCAGCTCAAAGAATGTGTCCCAACCAACCTCTTCTGCAGTCTCAGATTTGGGGTGGAACTCATAGCTCTGGACGCCAAGAGTACTACTATCACGATCTACCTTTCGGCTAATCGGAGGTGCAATCTCAGGGGCTGTAGTAAACC